CCTTCCATATTTTCTAATTCTTGTCATTTTAACGGCTCTACCACCAGATGAATCAATATCTTCGTGTTTACCAAAAACTTCTATCTCCCACTCATCATTAGCAGCAGCTACAGAAGAATCATTAGCACCAGCAAACCTAATCTCTAAACCACCTGCTAGTGTTTGATAGTCGCCTGTAATCTTTTCTGCTGTTATTACTTGGTTATTTTTAAGTGCTGTTGAACTTTTAACCCAAACAGAATATGTAGCCGTTCCAAGCACACCAGCATCTATAATTTTAACTTTTATCAAATCATAAGTACCTGTCCATTCACCTCTAGTATCTACAGGTCTAATCTTACCTGAAGTATAAGTAACATCTCTAACTACACCTTGTGCAGAATCTCTTGTTACTTGCCAAGATAATGCAGCCTTGCCTTGATTGATATTTTCTATGTTTTGCATCGCTTCTTCCATAAGAGCATTAGCAAGTTCACTATTAGGGTCGTGGCTTTTAATCATAAAGTTAGCAGCAATAAGTGCTGTAGTACGAATTATTATGTAATCGTAGTTACCCTCTTTGTCTTTCCACGCCTCTTTAGGCATATTAGGGTCTAACATACTATCTAGGTATCTACTAGCATCAGTTCTGTATTGTGTAACCATAGCAGTAAATTCTTCACCTGCTTCCATCAATTTATCAATAGGATTACTAGCAGAATAATAATAAAGCACATCTTCTGCTGAATTGTAAAACCATTCACCTTCAACATTTAAATCAGTATGTGCTGACTGTGCAGGACCTAAATCTTCGCCATCAGCAAATAATTGAGTTACTAAACCACTATTATGTGCTGCATATTTATTACTTGTAACTTCTTTCCAACCATAAACTGCTTTTTTATTATCAAAACTATCAAGTTGTGGAAATACTCTCTTTAATTCCTTATGTGTACAATATATTGGTGCTGCCATTATTTACCTCTCATCTTTCTTCTGACTTTTTTAGAGTAACTTGCTCTTTGTTTACCCTTTTTAGTAGCACGTCTTTTTTTTCTATTTTCATAAGCTTTTTGTGAAGGGGTAAGGCTATCTCTCACAGATTTAGGTAAATATCTACCTCTTTTAGATTTTGGTTTCTTTTTATCTTTTTTAGATATGTAATCCCACTTTTGTGCTGTCCATCTCTTTAAGGACTTCTGTGATTTTTTTAAAGCCATTACCTATAACCTCCACCTTTAGCTTTATATTGTCTAGCCAACATTTGTGCTTTACGAGCCGACCATTGTCCTGCTCTACCACCTTTACTACCTGCCTTTATTTTATAAAATAACCTTTTACGCATAGCAGGTTTAGTATAGTTACCAGCTTTGTTTACTGTGCTTTTTCTACGTTTTTTTCTTGCCATAATCTACCACATTTTACACGACCAATATCTTGGCGTTGTTTTATCTTTAGCTGTTGCACATCTATGTCTTGCTCTAAACGATTTACGTCTAGCAGGACTAGATTTTTTTATTTTCATATTAGGGTCGCCAAAAGTTACTCTTTTTACTTTACTTCCAGATTTTACAAATACTTGGAACTTTTTTCTACCGTAACTTACTTGCCCTTTTCTAATACGAGAAGGTTTATTCAATCTAACTGATTTACCTTTGTATTTAGCCATTTCACTTCTTTCTTTTCATTTTACCTTTTTTAGAGGGTCTACCTCTTTTTTTACCGTATGTACCTTTACCTCTTGGCATATTTACCTCCTTATACGAATCCTAATAGTTCTACTTCTGCATTTATTTTACTGTTTACACTTCTAGCCGATATTGTAATAATACCATTTTCTTGGTTACTTGTATCGCTAAGTCCACCACTATGAGCAGAATCATAATTAAAACTTGCTACAAATTCTGCATTAGCAGGACCTGTAAAGTCTAACATACCTGTTTCATAGTTGATAGTACCTGTTGCCGAACCAACAATATTACCTTTACCATCATCATAAGCAAATGTTGCTTGATTCTTCATTTCTATATAAGTTGCTTTATCAAATACTGTATCATCAGGTAGTAATGCTTCTACAGCACTTTCTATACTACCAATAGCAGGTATTCTACCCACACCAAATGGTGTTGTTCCACTTGAAGGAGCAGCCAATAATATTGCACTTGCTCTTGTTCTGTTAGTAGAAGCAAATCTTATATCGCCATTTACAATACTTACAGTAACGCCTTTTTCAAACAAGTTTCCTGCTGTATAGTATTGAGTGTCAAGTGCAGACTGAATCTTGCTTAAAACACCATTATTTCCACCAAATTTAGTATTACTAGCATCTGTTGTAAATGAAAGACTAGCAAATGTGCTGCCACCATCAACTGTTATGTTAAAAGCATACGCTGTTGAAGCTGCAAGTCCTGATTCTGTATTTGGTGTAATACCTGATAATCCAAACTCTTGATAACCATTATTATAAAACTTCATAGCAAAAGAACCTTTTACAATACCTGTTGGATATGTCTTGCTTCTACCATAACCAAATAAATTATGTATTTTACATTTACCACTTTCATTAGTTTGTGTATGTGTGAATTTATTGTAGTTAGAATAAGCATTAAAAAATGGAAATCTTATAACTGCATTATCAGAATGTGAAGCAGCAGTTGAGCCATACAATCCACGTCTAATAGTTAAATCATTAGTTGATATAGCAGTAACTTCTACTATTTCATCACCAAATCTTAATAAATCGCCAACTCTAAAAAAATCTCCATCATCAACAGTAACTGATGTTACACTATCATTAATAGCACCATCTATTAATATATTACCTGCAACAGGTGCAGTAGCAGTAGCATATAAATTACCACTATTAATATCATATCCACCTTTATTATCAATAGTTTTAGCATTTGCAGCAGAAGCATCTGCATTATACTCTACCATATATTGATTAGGTAGTACCATATATTGTTCAGCACCTAATAATTGTGTAATCCTAACATCAGACGAATATTGGTCTATATTACTACTATCAGTAAATTTATTAGCGTGAAATTGTACTTCAACGCCGACACGACTATTGTTTTTAATAACAAGTAGTTTAGAACCTTTTAATGCACTAGCATTTGTTTTAGATAGTGTCGCCAGTTCTATAAACCCATCTGTATTGTCTACCTTATTAATGTTTTGATATACTTCTGTATAATCGTTACTCATAGAGCATAGATAATTTTTGTCTTGCCCTGCTGTTACTGTTAAATTCGCTTCTAATTTTGCCATTTCTTCTCCTATGCTATATGATACTTGACTTGTATCTGTGCGTGAATATCGTTTGTGTTTGTTTCATTTTCTACTGTGCAAAGAATTACTTTACCACTTGTTACACTTGAACTTTGTATTGTGCAGTCTACTGTTTTGCATACATTTCTATCTACTGATGTTGCTTGTCCATCTGCTAATACTGTACCATTATTTAAATTACCATCATCAGTTGATCCAGTTGCTGTCATATCATAACTCATTAAATGAACATTTAATACAATATCTGTATCTGAATCGCTTGATAATAGTGCTTTACAAGCATCTATAGTTATGTTGTAAGGTACAGGAAATAAAAAAGTTGTTTGATATTGTGTGCTTGTACCCCAATCTTTTGATGTAGCAGGGTCTGTGCCTGTTCCTAAATTTTGCTCTTGTGAAGAACTTACATATTCTTGTGAGCCTCTACCTATAACCATATGAGCACCTGCTGATGATGGTCTGTAATTCATAGCACTAAACTCTAATAACTGTGTAGTAGCACTTACTTGTGATGTTCCTACTTTGATTAAATCATTTGTAGTATCTACTGTAAATATATTGTTACCTTCTTGTTTTTTAACTGCAAAACCTTCTGTATTATTGCTATTAGGTTGAACTCTAAATTTGTTAGCACTAACATTTAAACAAGTTGCAGTTCCTTCGCCATCTTCAATAACTGATGTTGAAGTAGTAACACCATTTGTTTCATCTGCTACTTTTAATAAACTTTTATATGTATTTGCTGGACTTTTACCTGCTAAACTTCCCATTATTTATCCTTTTTCTCTTTTGGCTTTTCTTCCATTAATGATTGTACCATTTCCATAGCACCTAATGTTTTTAGTAGTGCAACTTCTAGTTGGTCTTTTTGTTTAGTTAATTGTTCTAGTTTTTCTTTTAGTTCCATTCATACTCCTATTTATCTAATGCAAACCAAGAAGTTCCATTACAATATAATGTCATACCACCTCTTGCAGATAACATAACATCACTAGCACCACTTAAAAATATATCTTGATTTCCTGTGCCTTCATTATGTTCTATAATTATTCTTCCTAATCCTGAATCTACTTTTAATATATATAAAATTTGTCCTTGAACACCACCTGTTAATCCTCCAAGCCTATTAGTGCCACTTGGTGTACATTCTACTACTGTTACTCCTGATACATCTAAATCATCTGAATCAGCAGACAATGATGTATGTTTATATGATACAGTACCTTCTACGTCAAGTGTAGTAGTAGGACTTGTAGTACCTATACCTACTCTATTGTTAGAAGAATCAACGTGTAATGTGTTTGTATCTACTGTTAAATCATTTGATATATCAACACTAGCATTTATATCTACTGTTGTAGTATTTATTTCTATTTCATTAGCACCATTTTCATTAGCAGCAATAAGCATTCTGTCCATATCAGAATCCATACCAAGATATGCAACTCTATCATTGTTATTTTTTCGCCACTCCATATAACCCCAATTATCATCAGTCATTTTAAATGTTGCGACTGCATCTGAACTTGTAGTTATATTTAATTTGCTAGTTGCTTCTAAGTAAGTGCCGCTAATTGTTGTAGATGTAAACTTTCCATTTGTAGAATCGTACGTTAAAGCACTACTGTCTGTATGTAAATTTCTATCTCCTGTATTAGCAGTTGAAAATACAGGGAAACAAGTTGAGTCGCTACCTTGGTCTGTTAATGTTACAGTAGTTGCTACATCAGAAGTACCTATTGTTCTTGATGCAATAGGAAAGTTGCCTGTCAATGTTTCATCAATAGTTGGTAAACTTGTTTCAAAAGTTATTGTCCAATCACCTTTATAATCATCTATATCTGCACTATAACCAACTTGCACATTTCTAACTGTTACTTGCATATAATTCCAAACAGTATCTACTTCGCCAATTAATACACAATGATTACTTGAATCGTGTCCAAATCTTACTGCATAATCATTTTGTGATAAATTTCCAAATATTTGTGCCGATACATTATGCCACTCATTAGAGCCTACATCTTGATATACATACCCTGCTATATATGCACTAAATGCTTGATTAGTACCATAATCAAATACATCTACCCAAAAACTTATCATATCTGCAGGATTAGAGCCTGTACCACGAGGAACTGTA